GTCGTATTTTAACCCACCCAGTAAAGATCATTGTTGCTTTGGTTACGTTTACTTCCTAGCTCTAGCCTTGCAAGGCAGAAACTTCACTCCAAGAGATATTGACATTTTAGCTTTTGTGGAAAATCCCACTGGTTGTATGCGTGATGCAGGTGAATTATTAAAACCACAACTCAAGGATTTCAAAGATATTTCTTTTACTGAGGCCACTAGAATGTGCAAAGCTAAGGGTATCGGTGTTTACCTGGACCGTGTGAGCTCACACTTCTTACAGTCCCAGTTATCCAATTTTAGTAGACCTACTGTAGTATTTGTTGATGTAACAGCCGAGCTTTGTCATGCAGTTCTAGTCAAACCTGCTCATTATCAAGAAGTTCATGATCTTAATGAGACACGTTTTGTTGATCGTCACAATATTGATTTTAAACCTGAAGCTTTCCAGTATCTCCTGAATAATCCTTTATCTTATTCTCTTCTCATGAACCTTTTCTATACAGCTTCTCCTGGATCCAATCGGAGAGCCATTTTAGCAGGTTATGCCAACCGTGGTGCTCTCCCTCTAGTGTTCTTCAGTCTCAATAATACAGCTAAAACTTTACAACATCTGTTCACATACAGTGGCGTAGCTGCAAAATCATCATTAAGGATAATCGAAGAAGGAAATAAGTGGACTATTTCTCTCATAACACAACATCGCGACCATGTTCAAATAAACAAGACAGTTAATAATACAATGCAAGACATGGGTTTTTCTGATAATGACATGAAACACCAAGATGAAAAAATAAATAAAACCGATGAGAAAGAAGTAGAAGTACCCAAACAGGCCAATCCTGAAGCTACAGCAACAGTTAATCAATTACGTGAGATATCTAGGGCCATAATAAATGACAGAAAACAAGAACAGGAAACAAAAGAAGAAACGAAAGAAACAACAGCACAAAATCCTCGTCCAGTTCGCATATTGAGAGATGATGCAATGTCTGTGTCTAATGCAACAACAGAAGATGATGATGATGTCATGGAGTCATTGAAGTTACCACCAAACATGTATGGCTTACTTGGCTCTCGTCATGTTTCTGGTTTCCAGAAGCGAATCCAACGTTTTATGGTTTATACTTACATGCAGCGTCCCATACAACAAATAGGTGAGGTTTCCTTGGTACAACACACCAATTTTGTAACTGTCAGTTACCATGGATTTACAATGTTTACTGCCTTACGCACTAACAGACCATTAAGTACCATAATTCCATATTGCCACAATATACATTCCAGTTTCAACATCGGCCCACAAACATTTATTTTAACAACATCAGACCTTAAAACAACACATCACAAAAATACACCATATCTTTCTAATCCTTTGACACCGCTAATTAATTCTCATGAACCTCTCGATCCTGCCGTTCAATCCACAATTATCGACTTCTTACTTACAGGAGACAACTTGACTACTATACACGCCAATCCAAC